CGATAGCTGAATAGGCGGGTTTCGTCGCAATAAGTGCAAAGTCCAAGGTCTGAGACGATGCCGACGCCGGCGCGCGAGTCCGCATCGAAGCGGCGAAGGCGTTGATGCCCTACCTGTACGGTAAGAAAGGCGAGGGTGGCAAGAAAGAAGAACAGCGAGCCGCAGCCGAGAGGGCGTCGCAAGGGCGGTTCGCGCCCAGTGCAGCCCCAAGGCTCGCCGTCATTGCCGGAGGTAAAGCGGGCCGCGCCTGAGTGGACGACGGCGTGCCCGGATTGGACCCGGAGGGTACTGGCTGGGGAATCGCTCATCCCGTGCGCGCCGCTCTTCCCCGACGAAGCGGAGAGCGCGCTGTCGCAACTGAGCGAGCTGCGCCTGGTGGACGTGGTTGGAACGCCGAAGATGGGCGAAGTCTGCAGGCCGTGGATCATGGACTTCGTCGCCTCGGTGTTCGGGGCCTATGACCCGGAGCTCGGGCGGCGGCTGATCAACGAGTTCTTCCTCCTGATCAGCAAGAAGAACGGCAAGAGCACGACAGCGGCCGGCATCATGATGACGGCGCTCATCCGCAACTGGCGCGAGTCTGCCGAGTTTCTGATCCTCGCGCCGACGATCGAGGTCGCGAACAATTCGTTCTTTCCGGCGCGCGACATGGTGCGCAAGGACGCCGAGCTCAGCGACCTGCTCCACGTGCAGGAGCACTACCGGACCATCACGCACCGGCAGACCGGCGCGCAGCTCAAGGTCGTGTCGGCCGACAACGAAACGGTCGGCGGCAAGAAGGCGACGGGCGTCCTGGTAGACGAGCTCTGGCAGTTTGGTCGCCGGGCGGACGCGGAGAACATGCTGCGGGAAGCGACCGGCGGCCTAGCCGCGCGCCCCGAGGGCTTCACCATTTACCTGTCGACGCAGGCTGACGTGGCGCCGGCGGGGGTGTTCCGGCAGAAGCTGCTGTACGCGCGCGGCGTGCGAGACGGGAAGATCGCCGACCAGAGGTTTTTGCCGGTGCTCTACGAGTTTCCGCCGGACATGGTGAAGGACGGGGCGGTCCCCAAGCGCAGGTTCTGGCAGGTCACGAACCCGAACCTGGGCGCGTCGGTCGACCCGGAATTCCTCGACCGGGAGTACCAGAAGGCGCAGCACGCCGGCGCCGAGAGCCTGGCGGGGTTCTACGCCAAGCACCTGAACATCGAAATCGGCCTCGCGCTGCAGTCCGACCGTTGGACGGGCGCCGACTTCTGGCAAGCGCGTGGCGACAAGGTGCTGACGCTGGAAGCGCTGATCGAGCGCTGCGAAGTGGTGGTGATCGGCATTGATGGCGGCGGTCTCGATGACCTGCTGGGGTTGGCGGTGCTCGGACGGGACCGAGAGACCCGGAAATGGCTGCACTGGGGCAAGGCCTGGGCGCATCCCATCGTGCTCGAGCGGCGCAAGGAAATAGCGCCGAAACTGCGCGACCTGGCTGAAGCGGGCGATCTGACGTTCGTGGAACGACCGGGCGATGACGTCGCCGAGCTCGCAGACATCGTGGTCGACCTGAACGAGCGCGGCCTGCTCCCGGGCAAAGACGCCATCGGAGTAGACGCTGCCGGCATAGGCGACATCGTCGACGAATTGCTTTCGCCGGCTCGCGGTCTCGCTTCTGAGCAGATCGTCGCCATCTCGCAGGGCTGGAAGCTGATGGCGGCGATCAAGACCACCGAGCGCAAGGTTGCGGGCGGCGAGCTCGTGCACGGCGCGCAGGACCTGATGGCATTCTGCGTCGGCAACGCGAAGGTCGAGCCGAAAGGAAACGCGATGCTGATCACCAAGCAGGCCTCTGGCAGCGCGAAGATAGACCCGCTGATGGCGCTCTTCGATGCGGTATCGCTCATGGCGATGAACCCGGAGGCGTCGGAAAGGTACGTCAGCGGCACGGTGCGCGTGCTTTGAAGTTTCTTGATCTCTTCCGCAGGAAGGACGCGAGCTTCGAGACGATCCTGCGGATTCTTGCTGCGCAGAGTGGCTCACTCGGCGCGGTGACGCCGGAAAACTGCATGCGCTCCCCGACGGTCCGGGCGATCGTTACGGCGATCTCCAGGCGCATCGCCTCCACGCCCGTGCACGTCTACCAGACCAGCATGAGAAAAGGTCGAGAGGTTAAGGAGAAACTCCCGAATCACCCCATCGCCAACCTGCTGCGGCAGCCGAACGAATGGCAAAGCAGGTACGACTATTGGCAGGACGCTGCGAGCGCATACGTGCGCCATGGGAAGTACATCGCGAAAATAGGGCGCGGCGCCACTGGCCCGATCCGCAGGCTCTACCCGGTGAAGCCATCCGCGGTCGAGGTGAAGCAGGACCGCGAAACCCTGGCGGTGAGCTTTTCGTATAACGGCGAGGAGTGGCCGTTCGACAAGGTGCATTTCGTGCGCGGGCCGTCTCGCGACTTCGTAACAGGCGATTCGCCCGTCTCCGACCTGTCGACCACGATCGCGCTCGAGCTCGCGGCCGAGGAATACGGCGCGACGTTCTTCCAGAACGGCGCCGTGCCGCTGCTGATGTTCCAGTACAAGCAGGGATTCAAGGGATTCAAGACGCCGGAGGACGAGAAGAAGTTCATTGATTTATTCCAGACAGCGTTCGGCGGAAACAAGCGGCACTCGGCATTTTTGCTGCCTCCGGGAATCGAGACCGGGGCGCCAGTGCCGGTGGAGAACGAGAAGGCGCAGTTCCTTCAGACTCGTCAGACGCAACGCAACATCATTGCTGGCGCATTCGGTGTGCCGCCTTACCACGTCGGCGATCTGACCTCGGGGAAATACAACAACGTCGAGCAGCAGTCCGAGGATTTCACGCTGAACGTGATCATGCCTCCGGTGCAGGCGTTCGAATCTGCGATGGAGCGCGATTTTTTCACGCCGGCGGACAGGAACGCGGGGCTGAAGATCAGGTTCAACCTGGACGCCGAGTTGCGCGCGTCCTTCTTCGAGCGCCAGCAGGGCCAGCAGATTCAACTGCATAACGGCGTAATTACGCCGAATCTTTGGCGCGAGCGTGAGGGCCTGCCGCCCAGGACCGACCCGGCGGGCGACGAATACCAGCAATCCGTCCAGACGCAAAGCGGAGCGAAGCCGAATGAACCCGACCCGACTAACAACGCGCCTGCAGATTAAGTCGCTCTCGAGCATGCAGTTCGAGGGTCACGGCGCAGTATTCGGAAACGTCGACCTTGGCGGCGACGTGATTCTGCCGGGCGCGTTCAAGCGCACTCTGGCCGAGCACAAGGCAAACGGTTCGTTGCCTGCGATGTTCTGGCAGCACGACCGCACGCGCGTGCCCGGAAAATGGCTGGACGTTGGGGAGGACGACAATGGCCTGCCGGTCAAGGGTGAACTGGCGCCTACGGAACTGGGGAAAGAAGTTCACACGCTCCTAAAAATGGATGCGGTTAGCGGGCTGTCCATCGGCTATCTCCCGATCCCGGGGCAAGTCGAATACGACGAGGGCGTGCGGATTCTCAAAGAGGTGGAGCTGTTCGAAGTCTCCATCGTCGCCATCCCCATGAATCCGAAGGCGCAGATCGCGCACGTCAAGTCCAGGCTGTCGGCGCGAGGGGAGTACGTCCCGACCGACAAGGAGATGGCGGAACTGAAGCGCGAAGCAGAGCGCTACCTCCGCGCGCGCGGCTTCAGTCGCAGCATGGCGATGCAGTGCGCCAAGAACCTATTTCAAGAATTCGATTTCAGCGCGACGCTGGAATCGGACACCAAACAGCGCGAAGCTGAGAAACCAAAAGGCCAACCGAGCGCGACGCCGGATGAGCTGGAAGTAATCGCAGGCCTGGAGGGGTTCAAGGAGCGTCTGCTCCTCGCGGATCTCGACCGGACCTTCCAACGCATTTTTCATAGGAGCTAGCCATCATGGCTAACGAAATTCTGCAAAAGATCGACGAGTTCGGCGAGGCCGTCGCGCAGATGCGCAAGGCCCACGAGGAAAGCGTCGCGGAACTGAAGAAGGGCAATGAGGCGCGCGGCAAGGAACTCGAAATCCAGGCCGACCGCTGGAACAAGAAGATCGACGAGCTGCTGAAGGTGACTTCCGCCCTGAACAAGGAGAACGAGGCGCAGAAGACGCGCCTGGAGATCCTGGAGGCGCTTTCCGATCGCCCGAAGGGCACGCCGGTCGAGCAGCTCGAGCAGAAGCACACGCAGGCGTGGCTGAAATCCCTGCGCTCCGGATTCAAGGACTCGGCCCTCGAGTCCGAAGTGAAGGGCTACGAGAAGCAGCTCATCCAGATGAAGGCGAACGAGGTGCTGTCCGGCACCGCGCTGCAGGGCGGTAACGCCGTTCCGCGGATCGTCTCCGAATCGATCGACAAGCTGGTGCTGAAGCTCTCGGACATCCTCCCGGAGGTGAACAACGTCACGGTCGGAAGCCCCGACTACAACGAACTCGTGACGATCTCGGGCGCGAACGGGGGCTGGGTGGCGGAGACCGGCACGCGCAGCCAGTCCGTCGCGGCGAACCTGCGCAAGGTGACGATCACCCACGGCGAGCTGTATGCGTTCCCGAGGGCGTCGAACTGGTCGCTGCAGGATCTCTTCTTCGACGTTCTGGGCTGGCTGACGATGGACGCAGCCGACACGTTCGCGGTCAGCATCTCGACCGCGATCCACTCGGGCAACGGCACGGCCAGGCCGACGGGCATGTTCAACAGCGCGCCGACCAACGTCGACGACTACGCATCCCCGATGCGCGCCGCGGCGGTTTACGAGTACATCGCGACCGGCTCCTCGCCGATCACCACGGAACCGAGCCTCGACGACCTGATCGACCTGCAGGTGGCGCTGCGCCGGCCGTATCAGCCGAACGCCAAGTGGGCGATGAACTCGGTCACGATGGGCAAGCTGCGCCAGAAGAAGGACACGCAGGGTCAGTACCTCTGGCAGCCGAGTGTCCAGTCGGGCACGCCTGACCTCCTGCTCGGCAAGCCGGTGATCATCTGGGAGGACATGGCGAACTACGCCGGCAGCGCCATCCCGATCGCCTACGGCGACTTCAGGCGCGCGTACACCTTCGCGCGGATCAGCGGCATGAGCATGATCCGCGATGAAGTGACGGTTCCTGGGTTCACCAATTTCCTGCTCGCGCAACGGGCTGGCGGGATTCCCCGGAATAACGACGCTGTCAAGGCACTCAAGCAGATCGCCTCGTAATCTGTACCTTGAAGGGTGCGGGCCGGCTCATCACCGGCCCGCTTTTTGATGCTCACGAATTACCAGAACAAGGCGGTGGTTCCAAGGGCCGCGCGGCAGTATCCATCATGGTTCGTCATCGCGTCTGGGCCGTCCCTAACCGCCGAGGACGTGGCGCTGCTCGAGGGGCAGCGTGTAGTCGCCATCAACGACAATTACATTCTCGCGCCGTGGGCGACTGTGCTCTACGGGGCCGATCCGATTTGGTGGGAATGGCACGCAGAGCGCGCAGAGCTGAAGGCGTTCAAGGGGCGCAAGATCACGCAGGACAAGGGGGCCGCTGAGAGATACGGCCTCGAATACATCCGCAGCGTGGATGCGGACGGGCTTTCGCGTGACCCCGCCTACGTGCACAAAGGCTCGAACTCAGGAATCCAGGCGATCAACCTGGCCTATCACCTCGGCGCACGGCGCATCGTGCTGCTCGGGTTCGACATGCAGGCGACCGGCGGAAAGGCGCACTGGTTCGGCGATCACCCGAACGGTTTCAGGTCGAACTGGGAGAAGTGGCTCTGGCGCTATCAGTTCGTCGCCGACGACGCGCAACGCATGGGCCTCGAGATCATCAACGCGAGCAGGGAAACTGCACTCCGATGCTTTCCGCGCGCACTGCTGTCGTCCTTGCTACCGGACCGAGCCTAACGCCGGAAATGCTGGCGGCGGCGCGCCGCGGGCAGGAGCGAGGCGCTTGGGCGGTGTACGGGATGAATCACGTCTGGCGAGACTTTCCGACGCTCGACGTGTTTCTAGCGTGCAACCCGGAGTATTACGAGACGCAGTGGGACCTCGGCCTCAAGCACCACCGCGCGGCGAAGTGGACGTGGGATTGGAAGACGGCAATGAAGTACGGGCTGAACTTCATCCCGGGGAAGTGGGCGGACGGCTTCAACAAGGACGGAAGCTGCATCCATTACGGGCACAGTTCCGGTTTCCAGTTGCCGCAGATTGCCTATCACGACGGCTTCAGGCGCCTGCTGCTGTGCGGGTATGACATGCGCTACGCGGCCGATTACGACGGCAAGAACCAGCGAATCGGGTCCGCGCCGCGGCACTATTTCGGAGAGTACGAGGACGCGGCATTGAACCATTGGCCGTCGGTGAAGGTGAAAGACGGCGTTCACGTCGAGCTGATCGAACAGTTCGAAAAGGTGAAGCGGCTGAATCCCGAGGTCGAGATCATCAACTGCTCGCCGGGCTCGGCGATGACGTGCTTCCCGATGGCGACGCTCGAGCAGTTTCTCGATGGGTGACATTCGCAGGCCCGAGACTTTCCGCGAGGGGTGGCGGGGTGGCCTGCCGGAAACGCCCTGCGGCTACGGCTCCACGATGGGCGCCACGGCGGCGCAGCGACGATGGATTCCCGGGCTCATCACGGTGTACGAGATTCGCACCATTGTTGACGTGGGCGCCGGTGACCTGAACTGGATCAGGCACACGGATTTGCGCGGCGCACAGTACACGCCGCTTGACCTCGTGCCTCGGCTGCCAGAAGTGAAGGCGTTTGACCTGGTACGCGAGGTGCCGCCCGCAGCCGATTTGCTGCTGTGCCTGTGGGTGCTGAATCATCTGGACCTTGAATCGTGCCGGCGCGCGCTCGCGAACCTGCAGGCGAGCGCCGCTCGGTTTCTGCTGATGACCGATCGGCCGATCTGGCATAGCGAACAGCCGCCGGAAATCGTCATGCCGTACGTGGAGGAGCTGAAGCTGAACGAGAAGGGCGACCGCCTGCTGCTATGCCCGATGTAACGGTCTTCTGCGTGTGCGTCGGGGCTAAGTACCAGGCGGGCTATGTCTACGCACTGCGCGAGGCGGTCGCGGCGAATCTGAAGACGCGGCACCGATTCCGCTGCATCACCGAGCACGAGTTCGAAGGCGTGGAAACCGTGGCGCCGCCGCTGGCGTATGGGGGATGGTGGAGCAAGATTGGCTTGTTCGCGCCTGGGGTCGCGACCGGACCGAGCCTGTACTTCGACTTGGACGTAGTCATCACGGGGCAACTCGATTACCTGGCCGAGTACGCGCAGCACGAGTTCGCGGCACCGGCGAACTGGGCGCGTTCCGGGCACGGCGGAATTCAGTCGTCGGTGATGGCGTGGCGCGGCAACTGGAGCGCGCCTTACGAGTACATCGAGCCGCAATGGCCTGCAGTGAAGCAAAGGCTATGGGGCGATCAGGAATTGCTGTGGGAGATGCTCGGCGATTGCTGGGTGCGCATCCCGCGCGTGTACAGCTACAAGTACCACTGCCTGAAAGGAAAGCGCCCGGATGACATGGCGGTGTGCGTGTTCCACGGCGACCCGAAGCCGGCAGATGTAGAGGACGAATGGTTGTTGCCATCCACCTCAACGCTACGCAGCCTCATCAGCTCGAGCACGGCCGCTGGCTCAAGAAAGGCATCGAGCGCCACGGGCTGAACGTAGTCGTCACGGAAAGCCCGACGATGCCGGCAGACGTTCACGTGGTCAGCGGGCCTCACTACGCGAAGGAACACTGGCTTGGACACCCGCGGACGCTGGTTCTGGACCGCGCCTACTACCACGAAGGCAGGACCGGCCGCTGGCACAGCATGGATTGGGTAAGCCTCGGCTGGATGCGCGAGGACGGTGGCCGAAGATTCAGGACTGGCACGGGACGCCAGGCGCCAAGAATCGAGGGTCGCCCGGCGCAAGGCGGAACGATCTTTCTTGCGGATTTCGGCGGGCCGATAGAGCCGGCCGATACCGTGCGGAGGCACCCGGCGGACGAGAAGCCGCAGGAGTCGCTGCGCGATGCGCTGCGCCGGCACCGCAAGGCCATCGGCTACACGACGACGGCGCTTGTCGCTGCTGCGCTTGCCGGGTTGGAGATCGTTTGCAAGGACCGGCGAAAC